GATATATGATCGTAGAGGCAGCATACTTAAGACCACTACCACCGCCCATCTCTTTAGTAGGAACATAAGAACCGATGACATCATAGGTGTGATTAGTTACAATCATTGGAATGTTTGCTTGACCAAGTTTCAAAGTTAACATTCTGAAAGCACCTTTGATAAGTTGAGATTTCGTCATATCACGAACCTGCTTATCGTTGAGAGCGTCAGTAATTTCCTTTTCAGTTGAGAGCATTCCTAGAGAGTCTAACACGAACATGACTGGTTTGCGCTCTTCTTCAGGTTTTTTTAGGTATATGTCTACTGCCTTGAGTGCCTTTGTGCGGAATTCCTCAACAGTTACGACATTAACTACTACAAAGCGTGATGTATCAATAGCCCTGGAATCCAGTAATGACTTAGTGATGGCAGCCTCAGTATCAAAATATAAACAGTACCCATCAGGATTACTGTCAAGAAAATTTTTAACGACAGCGAGAGAAAAGAAAGTCTTGCCAGTAGAAGACTCGCCAGCAATGGCAGTAATCTTATTCCCAGACACGCCACCAAATATAGACCCTGACACAAGCCCATTAAAAATGTACGAACCCGTATCAACATATGTTTCAGTTTCGTCAATATCTGCTGCGAGTTTTGTGTAGTCATCACCAATCTCTTTTACTATATCTTTTAAAAAATCCATTTTACCTCAAGGCACAAGTTGAATGTTAAAACTAATTGTAACTCTCTTACTATCTATTCTTTGAATAGGAACAGAGTGCATTAAAAAACTAGGAAACATAATTAAATCTCCCTGTTTTGGATGATAAGAAATTACTTCTTTACCATATGAATCTATATGGAAATTCTCTTTAGAGTCAGAATATTCAACTAAATTTGCAGAAAGTGTAGAAAGATATACCGTACTAGGATTCCAAAATTTAACAGGAGCATGATCCTCTTCATACTTACAAAAATAAATTCCAGAAAAAAGTGTTGGTGGATCTGCTCCTCTACTACTATGTAAATGTATTTCTTGAGAATATCCCTTTCGATAAACATTATACCACATGTTAGTAATCCCACAATTATGTGGTAAAAAATTATATGCTATTTTTCGATATAAATCCTTTATTGGTTCCAATAATGCATCATAATTAATACAATCCTCCCTATAACAAGAGGAATTTACATCTCCATCCCAAAAAGGAACAACATAATCCTCATCCTTATCATATTCATCCATAATTTGCGATAAAAGATTTTCTCTTTCCTCATCAGAAATTACAGAATGCTCAACCTCTAAAGGAATTGAAAAAAGTTCATATCTCATTATGCGAAAAATAATTCAAGGTTTACAGTTTTTTCTACATTCCAACCAATAGCATCAAGTATTGCCTTAAAAGGCTCAAGGAAACTCTTTTCAAATTGTAATTCATAATCAATGTATCTGTCAAGACCAAGTTCTTTAGGAAAATCTTGAATGAAAGAAATAATATTTTCCTGAATAATATTTGGTTTTTTCAAATAGATAAATTTAACCTTTTCACCATTACCAATAAGTGAATATTTATTCGTCAGTTTCTTCTCCTTAATATAATAATTAAAAAGAAGTGCTCCACGAATATGAATAGGAGTTCCCTTTGAATAAATGTCAGAATGTGAATGATACTTTTTAACATCAGAAGCAGATCGTGGAAAAGCAATCTGTTCTGGTGGTAGATTTCTAAATTCCTTACGGCATTTATCAATATACTCAATTACTTCTTCTTCCGTTCCGTTCATCATCAGTTTGAGACCATCTTTAATCATCGTTCGGCATGGTGCCGGTGTTGATGACTTGACTGCCTCAATACCCATCATCTTGAGTTTAGGTTCGGTGTATTGAACACCTTCACTGTTCCATACATTAAGAATGTATCTCTTCTTTGCCGTCCAAATTCCACGCTCGGCAATGTTCTCACGCTTCATTTGCATCTTTTGGTCATATGCCTGTACATAGTCCGCAAGTTTTTGATATGAACGTTCGATAAAAGGTTCCAGTTTCTCTTGACAGATCTTATCAAGTATCCCAACAATTGCTGTTTTATCATCAGACTTATTACCAAAAAATTTATCAACAAGAGGTCCAAGATTAAGATAAATTGAGTCGGTGTCTGATGCAATAACGTAATCCTCTTCTTCCGTTTTTAAAAGATTATTTAGATACTCATTCATACGATTTTCAATCCAACGGATCGAAACCTGACCCGAGAGAGTAATTGCTTCAGCATTTGCCAGTTTATAATACCTAAAATACTGATTACCAATCGCACCGTAAGCAGAGTTAAGTTGAATTTTTCTCGCCATCTGGATGTTGTTGCAGCGGGCAATTTCTTTTTCCAGTGCCTTCGATGGAGTTTTTTCATAATCTTGTTTTGCCTGTAGCATTTTCTTTTTGAAAACCGTTCGGTCTTTATAGATTTTCTCCATCAGCTCTGGAAGAAATCCACGGACATCTTTGCGATACATGGCACCATTAGCACATACCGCATTATCCTTATACATCTCAAATGTCACCTCTTCATTAAGAATTCGGTCAACACTTGCCGATGGATGCCTCTCATCAAGAAGAGTCTCCGGGGAGATATTGTATTGCATAATGAGATGAGGATAGAGAGAATTAAGGTCAAAAGACACCACCCAGTCATACTTTCCAGGTATCGGTTCCTTAACATATGCGCCTGCGTATTTTTCACTTTTGGAAGAATCCTCCTTTGGCGGAATCACAATATTTCGCTTCTTCAGGTAATTGTAGATAATGGCATCCCACATCCTTACCTGATAAAACACATCGACAAAGTTTACCTTTGCATCATATGCCATTGTAATAGCAAGTTCGATGAGTTTCATCTTGTCTTCCATACGGTCAACAAGTTCCACGTCAATTATATTGTATTCCACAAACTTCTGCCACCCATTTGTGTAGAAGTCCTTAAAAGTATCAAATTCGCTGTGGTCTAGTTTCTTCTGTCCCAGTTCTACACTGGCAATATAATCCAGACGATATGATTCCTGTGCTTTATAAGTAAACTTCTTATAAAGCATTAGATAATCAAGTTGAGTAATACCACCAACATCATAAGAAATCTGCTTACGTCCCATGATAAATGTTTCCTTTTCGGTCACCAATCCCCATGGAGACATACGCTTCTTCAATTTCTCTCCAAGAACACGATCAATACGACGTACCAAATACGGCATATCATAAAGCTCACTATTCCATCCAGTTACAACTTCAGGACAATTCTCTTCAATCATCCACCAATTGATAAAATCAGTTAGTAATTCATATTCTGTCTCAAATCCTTTATAAGTAACATTCTGCTGCTTATTGTTAAAAGAACCTTTACCCCATGTACGAATTTTCTTTGTAGAATAATCCTGAACAGTAATAAGAAGAACTTCCTCAGCAGCAGATTCTACATCAGGGAATCCATTCTCTGATGCAGTCTCAATATCAATTGTGGATATTTTGATTTTATTAGTATCAAACTTAATTTCTTCTTCAGGATACTTATCTGAAATATATTGATAAATGTACCTATCGTTTCCGTAGATACTAAAGTTCTCAACGCCCTCATATTTTTTGATAAAATCACGACAATCTCTCACAGTTCCGGGTTGAATTTCTTCAACATAATCACCAGTGAGAGTTTTATATTTTGTTTTATTATTTGAGGGCACAAAAAGAGTCGGGTTAAACCTCTCACGGGTCATGAAATGTTTACCATTTTCATGACCACGAACCAAGAAGTGGTCCCCGACCATTTGAACATTAGTATAAAAACGCATTAGGAAGTCAACTCAAGATACTTATCAATAATTTTACCGTTTGGTTCTACAAAAGTTAGAACATCATCAGATCTCATCATAACATCAGTTTGATTTGTGAAATCTAACCATATAGCAAGATCCCCAGATTCTGTAAGTAGATATGGATTGATTATTCTACAATCAGGTGCTCCAATATCTGCCATTACCTCCTCAACTTCTGCGACTAATATTTTATCATTCTTCAACAGAAGACATTGAATGTTCTTTTCCATTTAATTTTTCCTCATACATTTCTATAAGACTATCTAGTGGTTCTACAATAGTGACAATCCAATCTGGTCGAATAGGAATTTTAGTGTCTTTTGTTAGAATGATCCATGGTGACATACTAACTTCAAGTTCTCTACTTGATTGATCACTATCTTCAGTTAAAAATATTGATGCTCTCTCCTGAACAATATGTGGATTTTCAAAAAGATAACCACACACAGTATCATCAGAAACCAATTCTTTTAATTCTGAGATTACTGTTTCACCAGATTTTAAAATAGCAAGTTTTACCGACATAGTAATGTTATTCTCCCATATATTATAGCAATAAAAAAGAGGGGAGTCAACTGGATTGTGCCAGTATCCCCTCTGTCATGCGACGACTTCTTATTTATAAATCAGTTTTTGGGTGTCATCTTATATGCCCCGAAAGTTGCTCCGCCAATCATGGCGATAATTGCTAAGATTTCCATAATTGAGTATTAATACCTATTGGATAGTTATTTAGTCAGGAGGTATTACATGACCACATCCGCATGATTGCTATCAATGAAAAGAGTAATTACTATTCCCATTAATGCAGTCGTTTCTGTAAAGTTCATAGATCCCCTCTAAACTATTACATTATTATATAGAAAACTGTATCACCCTGATACAGTTTTTGTAGCAACGGCAACTGAATTATAAATTAATTGTTAGTATTTACAGATAATCTTTACGGGCATGATGTTCTGGAACTATCTTCCCCAAGGTAATGGTGAGGAGCCCGTCCTCAAAGACGACTTCCTTAACTTCTGTGTCGTCGGATAGAGTCCATGCTCGTTTAAAACTTCTGCTAGCCACTCCCTTGTGGACAAACGTCCTGTCCGATTCTGTGTCATCTTTTTGTCCTTCGACAAAAAGTTTTCCATACTCTGTGAACGCATACACTTCCCCTTTCTTAAACCCTGCTAGTGCTATTTCTAATTTTGATTCAACATTATTTATTTGTATCAAGTTATACGGCGGGTAATTCTTTGATGTTTCGTGCAAATTAAATAGACGATCAAAGTATTCATCCATTCCAATAGAATTGCGTGTGATTCTTTCCATCAACTCAGGAAGATCCGCAGCATTATACCTTGTTAGGTTAGTCATTATTGTAGCTCCTTAAATAAGCGAGTTTGTGTTTTGTGGACCCCGAAGGCATCCATAAGTATATATTAACACAAGACATAAAAAACGGGGTGTGGAACCCCGTATCTTTTTATTCGGGTTTCTCAACAGGAATCAAAGAGGTCTCAACATCAATGATTTGAGGCATCATATACTTAATGTCAAGTAGTTTAAAGTCATCACCACGTTTCATACGAACTTGAAATGCTGCCTCAAACAAATCATTAATCTCTTCAATTTTCTTCAAACCTTCCTCACGAACCGCATTCATCTCTTCTGCAGGGATATCTTTGGTGTATCCAACACCAATCCTCATATTCTTTTTAGGATCTGAAATTGATTCAAGAACATCAAAAGCAGCTCTCTTGAAATATGTGGAATTACCACTTACATTAAAAGGAATGATATCTACACGATTAGTAAGTGCGTTCATTTCCTGGCGAACCTTTGAAACGACACCTTTACTATCAACAGATTCAACTGTGTTAGTAGCACGTTGAGTTTTCAACTGCTTTTGAGCAATGTTGGTCACAATCTCTTGTGAAAAAGAATGTGGAATGTTGTTGATCCAATCAACACACTGTCCCTGGGTAGGTTCTTGTTCTTGAATAGCAATCCAACGTGCGAGTGCTTTGGCAAAATCTCCACGAGTAGCAGATTTGCTAGGTGGGTGGTTATTTGCACCAAGTCCAATTTCATCCCACACATCACTCCAAGTGAAACCTTCCTTAGGTTCTACAACATTGAATACCCAATACTCCAAACCCATTCCAAGGATTCCCTCAATGCGAGTAAATCCATCAAAGAGTTGCTTGTTTGTTCCTACAAATGGAGGTTGAGCATCAAGAAGAACGCCGTTGATCTTAATATTATTGGCCAAGTCTTGGACGTTCTCTTTGTTCGTTCCAAGCTCACGCGCAATGTTTACGACTTGTCCCTCTGCATTAGTTCGTTCGATCAGATCGAGTTTAATCTTTTCACGACCAGTGCAAACATAAGTCCGTCCTTTAGGAAGAGGAAGGTCCTTAAACCAATCAACATCGGGACAAGAAGATGCTGTCGGCAGTTTACGAAAATGAGACATAATTAAATAGCAAGTTTACTTTGCGTAGAGAATATTCTCTACTGGGTCAGAGGTCGCTCACGCTTGTCTGACTTGCTCATATTATAAAGCATAAAAAAGGGGGCGTCAAGCCCCCAGTTTCATTCTGTTTCTTCTGTACGCTTCTTCTTTGACCCAATATTATATTTGGTCTCAAGAATCCATTCTCCCTTGTCTTTATAAGAAAGAACCTTAATTTGATTCAGTGGAGCAATGTCCTGAATAAGGTCAACATTTACAATTTCTATAAGTCCCCAGTCAGCAAGTAACTGTACGATACGATTGCGTCTCTGAATATCGTTTAAAGTTAAATTGGCGTGCTTACCATCCAGTGCAAATAGTTCCTTAAAATGAACCAGATAGTATCTACCTTGTTTATGAAGAATATGGCAAGACTGATAAATCTTTTTTTCTTTTCGTGATGCCACACCAATGCGTGTCAGCGTC